AGAGGTATTAAAAGATGAGTAGCAAGCCAACCAAAATTCATTGGAGATGTACAAAGTGCAATATAGAAATCACAATGGAAACCGACTGTGATTTCAAGATTGCAAGATGTCCGTATTGCGATAAATCATTAAAGAAAATAATTATTTCTTAAAACCCAAACCGAACCCTAACCCGAAACCCAGGACCAAGCCGACAGTCACACATACGCTCCCGATTATTATTTTGTTTTTAAATTCTGTTTTGTGACATTTGATTTTGATTGCGGATTGTAGATTCTCTTCAGCAAGTCTCAACTTATCCCTGGACTCTATCAGCAATTGATATTGATAATTGTTTTCGTCAACCAGCTTATTATATGTGCCGACATCTACATATTTTTTCCCCTTGAAATTTACAACCTCACTATAGCTTTCTTGCAGGCTTGTGAGTATTAAGATAATCGTCAATACGAGACTTAGTTTTTTTGACATCTTTTGCCGCCTCCTTGAATTTTTCTTTTTGCTCTTTTGTCAACAGGGGGTAGGTCAGCACATACCCAACAGCACAAATAACCAGAAAAGCCAGGACCAGAGCAAAAATGATCCACGCCAACACTTTTTTAAATTTACGCATATTGTCTCCTTTTAATCTCATTAAAAATCCTTCTTGCTTTTCTCCCTCCATCCGTCCGGAAACAGATTCCATGTAAAGCCAACCCTTTTGTATCCTTGTATATCTCTCTCCAAGAGTCCTTGATTGTGCTGCCTTTCCGACAAAGTATATAGCTCTCGTCTCCCTTTTGTACGATTATTGGGGATTGATTAAATCTTTTTTCCCTGACACATGAGTCAATATACAATATATTTGTATCGGGATCATACGGATACACAAAAAGCCTCAAGCTAGAGGCGAAACCCCTGGGTCTTTTATCTTCGTCTCTTGTTAAAACATCCATATGCTTATCGTGCAATTCGGAAAGACAGGTGATGAAATCTACCGTAGACCCGAATGTTATTTTTTGATAATAAGCTCTATCTTCATCCAAAACAATATCGAAATGCACGAATCCGATGAACTCTTCATTGAGAAGTTTCTCTTCAATTCTTTTAAAAATCTTTTTTGTTATATTAAGCTTTCCCGACCAACATGTAAGAATGTTATCGCTCAATTTTATTCCTTGCGCCCCTGACAACAAGTAATTATCCCTGGACGACAAAGTAAAATAGCTGAAACTTTCCCCATTCCAAAAAGCACTTGCAGTGATCTCTATCCCTTCTATGTGCCGGAGCGCAAAATTATGAGAAAGTATATCCCACTCAGGGGAAAAGAAAATCTCATCCTTATCCTCCAAGTTTCCCAGGAATAAAGTTTCAGGAACATCCATTCCTAATTCAAATGCGAGTGCAACATTATACTGGACCTGACTGTTATAAAATTCTATGTTCATTTATCGAGGTATCCTATATTCTAAAATTTTGTCTAAAGTAGATTTAACCTCCTTGCCTGGAATTCTTTTTTGCCTATATAAGTTTTTATTCTTGACCCCAGAACGAGAGTCAACTTTTTGTTCCCTTGCTTTTTTTCTCTTTTGCCATCTTTTATATATTTCTTGTGTCCCTGGAACACCTGCAAATTTTCCTATTATATTCGCAAGAGCAGGAGCATTGCGATTTCCAGAGATTGCATCGGCGAGTTCCATGAAAGCTGTGAATGTTGCACCAGGGAGGGCCTTTCCTCCCCAATTGCCAGCTCTACCTCCTACAGGGGCAAACTCCAATAGCTCTCTGGATGAAGCCAATAATGCTTTTGCAAAATCAACCTGGTCTTCTTCTTTCATGGTTTGGATCTCATCTATAAACACAGCGATTGGAGCAGGATCAGGAGGGTTTGACCCGAACATTTGATACATGCTGTTAATCATTCCACTCAAGACTATATATTTTGAAACTCTTTTTAATACTTCTTTTTTCGAAACATTGGGATTATCCTTGCCGAAAACTTCTCGCACCAACCAATTGAAGTGATTGATTCCATATGTCCCGAAAAGAGTTAATGCCTTGCCGCCAGGAGTATATTGAATAGGCGCAAGGTCAACCCTGGATGCCGAAGCTTGAGTCGATCTCACGATGTCGTCGGCATAAATATTTAATCTTTTTCCAGAAAGTCCAAGCTTTTTCCCATGCGCCATTGCACTGTGCCAGGTTCCGATTGCCATCCATAAGTCGATATATTTAATTCCAAGAGTTCCGAACTCAGCGACGACATCCTTGAAGTGATTATATCTCCCTGTTATTCCAAGCCTTGCCTCATTCATGCTCACGTCCATTATTCTCGACCGTATGGCTTTGCTTTCATTGTAAGCCTGCTGTATTTTTTTACGACTCTTCAAGGCAGTAAAACCATTTTTGAAAGTATTCACAATCCCAGTTTGAACCATTGTATTTTTAATTGCGCTAAACTGGGATCCTATAACTTTTGTATTAAAAGATATAACAGCAACACCGACATTTCTATTCATTATACTTAAAAATTTATCCACTGCAACAGGGAGACTTGACAAACGGACACCAGCCATATAGTCTGTCCATTGCTTGATATAGTCATAAGCATGTTTATTTCTTCCTTCCATGTTTGAAGCCTGTAACAAAAGCCTGGTTTTATTTATTAAAGGTGTCAGGTTTCTATATGTTACGGACTCATAAAGATACCTTTTTAGTATCTGTTTTGCGTCAAGCTCAACAGGTCTTTTGTTTACATGGAGTCTTTCTTTCCCGAAAGTGAATGGACTTTTTCTCGGTTCGATCTTGACTCCTTCCAACATGTTTTCAGTTATAGCCGATGCCTTTACTCCAAACATTTCGGCCAGGGTAAACTGTCTCATCAGGGTTGCATATCCATCTCTTTTTTGAGTTCTTTTTAATCCGCAGGCATCTTCCATCTTGTTCACAAGGTCAATTTCTCGATTGTAAATATCCAATAATTGTTGAGCAACTTTCGCCTGTTTAGGAGACAACTCAACTTGTTTTGATTCTCCCATGTATTTTAATGTTTCCTGTCCGTCTTTATCTCTCCATAGTAGCCATTTTTGAATCTGTGTTCTATCGTGATATTTTAGCCCATGGAAAAGATCATCAGCCGCTTTATGTTTTCTTTTCACTTCAATAAAGGAATTATATTCAACCTGGTTAGCAGGATCGACTAAAACTCTTTTGACTCCTTCATTTGTATCGATTCTAATTTTTCTTGAAAAGTTTTGGGTCTTATAATCTAATATCCCCTTTTCCCATTTTTTCTCTGCCAGTTTGTTAAAAGCATTTAACTCTGCCTCGAATATAGGAATATGCTGTTTCTCCTTTACCTGGACCTTTTTAAAAGGGTCTCCATACTCAAGGCCATTAAGCTCTGCATTGCCCTTAAAGAACATCCTAATAGCTTCATCTGTTCCACTCTGATTGTGCTTTCTCTGGTCTGCCATTGCCTCCATATAAAGGCGAGCGGAAACACTTTCAGCAGCCATTTTTATATTTAAATCAGTAGACTGTTTGGGTGTAGGTTTTACTCCAAGTAATAATGCCTCATCAGTGATAGGCTTGTTTGTAGAAAAGTTCTGCACAACGTCCAGCACTTCTCCTTTAGCGTTCAATTGTCCAGCAATGTCAGCTTTTATTCTCTGGTAATCTTCATTGTATTTCTTTTCCAGCTCATTGAAAACTCTTCTATGCACTTCCTGTCTGTATTTTTCTGCACCTTTTATTTTAGCATACGCAGGATTGTTGGTTATATCTACTTCCAGACTGGAAGGGTCTTTCCATATTTTTTTGGCATCTCCATGTCTTTCTATCTCAGAAAGAAGAACCTTCGTCGCCTGGTCAATATTTTCATTTCTTGCGAATTTTTCAGGAGACTCTATTCGTCTTAAAATGTTCCTGTCCCTGGGAGAAAGTTTTCTTATGATTTCCTTTTCGCTGGACCTTTTTGTCCGCACATCATATAAAGGAGTAAAGGACTCCGGCTTGTTTTCAATTTCCCTATATCCCACTTTTTTCTCAGGCTCTACAGTCGCAACTTTCTGTTCTACTGGTTTTTCCTCAGCCACTCTCAGCCTCATCTGTCTTTCTCTTAAATATTCAGCAGGCTTTCCAATTAATTTGTTACCTGCTTTCATTCCCAATAAAACGCCACCTGTTTCTGCAATCCCCTCTAAAGTTACAGGCTCATCGTGCAATACACTTCTTGCTCCCGTAACTGCACCAATTTCTCCGGCAAGAGTAATTGGCTCCTGTATATATTTGCTGGGATTAAGATTGCCGATTGTTTTTTGAATATTGCTATATTCGGCATATCCTTTATCCATCAGCCCTGCTTTTCTTAATCTATTATAGGACTTCACAGACGCAATTTTTTTCCCCATAGAATACGTGAGTTTTCCTGCACCATGAAAAGCAAGCCCCTCAGCTTCACCTTTTAATGTTTCACTCAGCGCATATTTTACGTTTTCTCCAAAATTTTCTAAGATGTCATCGGGTAATGGCTTGCCCTCTAAAAAATCTTTTACTTCATAATCAGGAAGAAGACCTCTCTGTTTCAATTCCAGCACCGCTCTTAATCCGGCAGGCAATCCGAATGCCCCACCAGGACCGCCGAGAGCACCGCCGGCAAGGTAGTAAGGAGTATCCAGTATTCCAGCAGTTGCACCATATGCTATCTTTTCATCAAGACTTTCAGGTTGATACTGCCCCCAAATTTTTTCAACTTCAGTCGTTTCCTTCGGGGTCTCTCTATATGTATCTAAAAACATAGCAGTCAAGGTCCCACCAGGACCATGTTTCATTGCGCTCAAAGCCCCTCTTCTTTTGTCTTTTGACTTCAAAAGTTCATCAAGTGCCTGGTCGGTCGTCTTCCCTTCCTCTTTTGCTTTCTTAAAAAAATTCTCAACAGCAATTCGACTATGAATCCCTTCGACTATTTCATTCACAACATCAGGATTTTTCATGTCTTCTTCAGTGTATCTCATTGGTTCATCGATAAAGTTTCTTAAATGAGACTCCCTCATCACATTTGGATCAAGCGGCTCTTTTTTCTGTTTCGCTTTTAGCACTTCCTGGTAGTTCTCAATCTTGTGCTTTTCTGAAACATTTTTTTCCCGTTCGATATTGTCGGCATGGTCATTAAACTCCTTCCATAACTCGGCAGGACTTTCATCTTCGATTTGAGGAACGACAAATTTGACGAAATATTCCTTCCGAATCTCTTTCCATTCATCAGGAGAAAAATGTTGATTTTCGGGATCGTTATAAACTTCAACCCATTTTCTTGCCATTAGAATTTAACCTTGCGTTTTTTCTGATATTTTGTTTTTTTATTGTCAAACTCTGCATTGAAAACCCTGTCTTTGAGCAAAAAAGAATCCGGCTCTGATCTCTGGTCAAAGTATTCAATTCCTTTAGCCTCTTTCATCAGGTCATCATATTGCTTTTGTAACTTTGATTTATCCTTAAATGGATTTAAATAATCGAGAAAGTCATAATTTTTTATTTCCCCTGCAAGTTCTTTTGCCTCAAGGAGTTTATCTGCATTTAAAGTTTCAAAATGTTTCGCCCTGGATGCAGGAACAAAATCTGTGTCTCTGTTATATTTTATTCCATATCTTTTTAATGCACTCTCCCGACCTTCAGTTGTAGACAATTCCCCTTTAGATGCCTGAATAAGTTTCCCACCATAATAATAATCTTCCAGTTTCTCCGGTCTTCCTTTTTGTCCAGAAAACATTAAGTAATCTCGGACATTAATATTTCTGTCACTCCCTGTATTTTTGAAATATCTGTCAGCTTTTGCCAGGGAGTTCTGATATTCTCGAACAATCCTTGCCCTTTGACTATTTGTTCTTGCGCCTTTCAATGCGTCCTCAAATCCGACTTCAAGCTGCCTGTAAACATCCGGACCATTCATGTTTTTCATGTCGGCAACCAGTAAATTGGTTTTATTCGCAAAAGGATTTTTAAGATTGTTTCCTCTTTTCTCGTTGTCGAAAAGTCTTTTCAGTCCACCAGGCCCCTCTAATATCCTTCTCGCCTCTTCAATTTCTTGAGTATCATCGGCCTGGTATGCGGCCTGTAACGACATCTGAGCCTGGTTCGCCCGATCCCTTCTCAACTGCTCAACTTCTCGACCTCCCTCTAAAAAAGCCCTTTCACTGAACCTCATTACATTATACCCCCTGTGAAATAACTCATAACCCCACCAGCAGCCTTAGACGCCATCGATCCCAAAAGTCCCTGCTCTCCCTGAACATACTGCATCGCATTACGATTAAGACCAGTGCTATATAAACCTTGCATTTGGGACAAAGCACTTTGCTGTCTCTGGAAAGCATTTTCTAACGCCCCCATTTTCATTTGTCTTTCCTGCATCATTTGATTGTATCGTAAACTGGCAATCTGATCTGAATACTGCTGTCGGACGTTTTGTTCTTGTTTTTTGTTCCATGAAGAATGTCTCTCATTGCTATGCTGTAGTCCAGAAATATCCTGTTTCATCCTCCGAGTCATTGGATCAACGATACCTGCCCTGAATTCGCTCTCCCAATCGCCCAGATCAGAATATGCAGAACGAGGGTCTAAAGCCAGTCCTGCCAAAACATGACTGGTCCGAGGCATATATTGTTGAGCCTGGTCCAGGTACATGTTTAAGAGACCTTGTTGACCACCTGTTAAGCTGCTCTGGAAACCACTATTTGAACCTGTCATAAAATTACTCATAATCTCTCCTTATCTTTCGACGCCGGCATCATTATAACCGACCATCAAAGATTCTATTGTAATTGGTATTATCTTGCTCCCTGTCTCGCCATTCGACAGTTGAAACCGGACCTGTTTCCCTTTCTCTAAAAAGCCAGCGACTTTTTCATGGTAATCCACGCTGCCATTGACAGAAAGAGAAACCCACTCTGACCAGTTTTCCCCGAAATCAGTACTCGCTCTCACTCTCATGTTTCCTGCACCATTGTCAGCCAAGCCCAACACCAGCTCATTCAGTCGAAAAGTATGTTTTGGATCATTAAGCGGATAATCTTTTGTTGTAATATAAAAATCAATTTCTGTCCCGTTATCATCTAAATGCCTGGAATGGAATTCATAAACGTTTCCGTCTTTATCTCCAAGCAAAAAAGATTGATTGTTGTCGTAAACAATCAAATCGCACCACCTCATAAAAGAGTCAGTCCAGGAAGGGCCACTCCCTCCATCATATATCTCTGTCCAGGTTTCGGCAGTCTCTTTTTCAAAAACTCCAAAACAAGTTACCTCCGAATCCAATTCCCATATAGTCCAGTGATTTTCTCTGTGATTATAAACATAAGCTTTATTGCAATATTCGGACTCGTTCGTTGGGACAAACAAGCAATATAAAGATTTATCTCTGATAGGAAAAGCGAAAGCCCTGTGCATATACACTTTGCTTATTTCCTCTAACATCGACTTGATAACCTCCGAACCTATAGGAATGATGTTTGATCCATCAAATTTATAGATATTGTCCGTCCCTGCAAAAATATGAAACATCCCAAAATCCACGACTGTTCGGATACTATATGTACCAATATCCCTAATTTTATTTTGATTGAAGTCTAAAGGATCAAGGTTCCCTCCGGAAGGATTCGGCCATGCTTCAGTAATCGACCGCTCCTTGTAAACAATCAATCTTGTCTGCAAAGACAAAATGCCTTTTATCTGATCGTTTGTATCCAGCAAATCATAATATGTTCCTCCCCATGTTTCTGTTTCTCCGGCATCACTCAATTCGATCGTTTGGGGAAGATTATTGCTCCCATCGTTTGTCCACCCCAAAATGAGATGTTCATACCCAACACTCCCGAAATAGCCTATATATTTAGCTTTATTTGGTGAACCCCCCAAGTCTTCCATGTAGCCAGTCCCGTCCCATTTCTGAATAGGATCAACCCCATTAGTGACGACGATAATGTTGTCACTGGCTGCATCGTCATACGGAATTGCAATGGAATGAATATCGTCGTCATCCCCAGACCAGCACAACCGAATAACATAATTAACGTCTCCACCTGTATTCGGACCATTCCCTGTCAACTCCAAATGAGTTGCATCCGTCCATGTACTAACAGTATACCATGTGTCCGGAGTGCCAGTAGCATTCGGGTCTTGTGTTCCAAATTTAATTTCACAGACTCCTGCCGGCCAATTAGACGAGTCAAAACTTGTCCCATTTCCTGTAACAGTAGTTCCGGCTGAACATGCAACCTGTCCGGCTATATATATTTTTGTTATAAAAACATATTCACCTGTTTCTGCATTGTATTTATAGCTGTCTCTTGTTGTAAAAACAAGAATAGTTTTAGTCCCTGTAATTAGCTGCTCGAACTGCTTTATTGCAGTAATCCCTCCATTTAAAGGGACACTCCCAAATGAAGCATAACCCCACCGATTAAGGATCTGCCCTTTTTCAAAAAGAGCATTCAATCCATCACTGGCCTTGTCATCAGGAATCATTCGAGGATGAAAATCTTTAACCAGGCCATAAATTTGCGGCAAGTATTTATGTTTCATTTAATACTCCGAAACCTGTATTTCGTCAAACCAGACAATATCTCCTGAATTATCTGATCCAACATTTACAACGACATTCGTTCCGCTTGAATCGGTTTTAAAAAGGGCCTCCACTCTTTCCCAAAGAACAGAAGTGACCTCTTTCAAAATATTTGTATCTGCTCCCGTAGTCCATATTTTTGCGGTATCATCAGAAGTAGCCCTGGCATAACAGACCAACATGTACAACTGATCCGACTTTAAATTTTTTAAAGTTTGACAACACCCTTCATTTCCTGATCCGTCACTGGTAATTTTAAGAGTGTAATCGTCATTCGCCACAGCAGTCGGAGTTCCTATTTTCGACCAGGCATCAGGGGCCGCCCCTGCCCCTCCTGTCCATGTAGAAAAAGAACCGTTTTTTATCAGTTCCCTTTTATATCGTAAAAGTTCCAAATCACTTCTTGTGTTTCTGCAAAAAGTCTCGAACTTATCTCTCAATAGTTCATCATATCGCTTTCTTTCTTCTATATTCTCAGGAATAAGTGGCAACCTATCGTCTTTTATTGTTCTAAATTTCATCTACACTAACCTCATAAAAAAAGCATCAGCCCCACTAATCGCTTTATCTGTATAAATTTCAACATAGTCTCCTGTTTCTAGCTCGATCAAGCAAGCACATTGATTGGCATAAGCAAAAGATTTATAAACAACACCATTCAAATAAACCTTGAGTCCATATGTTTGACTGCTGCCAGAAGAAGATTGGCCTACAGTGGCATCAGAGATATTCACAATAACCAAATACACTCCATCCTTCCCAGGCTTGTACTGGAAATCCTCAGTGTCGAATCTTGATTTAGCATCAGAGTCAACAGTATCGAACTCGATAAAACCAGCACTGCAAGCACCTATAGAACAAATAGTGTAATCTTTCTCCAAACTATCCCTGTTCAGTTTCCCGTCTTTAGTCACCTGTATATCTGAATCTATATTTTTGTAATGCAACTCTGCAATTGTATCATCCTTCACATAGACGATTCCAGTATCCGCAATGGCACTAGGAGCAACTGACTTTTTCTCCATTGTCACTTGTTTGTGATGACCGTCTGCATCAGTTTCACTGGTGTCATTTTCGTTGTCCCAGTAATGGTCCAACTGCATTCTTTCCTCAACATCTTCCTTGAGTTCTCTCAATTCCTGCGCACCAAGTCCTGCTTTCCCTGAATTAGCCGGATCAGTTTTATCGAACGATCTTGTATGTGCCATCACACCCTCATTATACTTAAAAAGGAATCAGTGTTCGCCATCGGACTCGAACTCCCTGCATATCTCGCTGCTATATTAGAATAGCCCTCTGCTTTTATTTCGATATAATCAGTAGCAGCAAGAGAAACATAAAAAGCCCTTCCATAATTGTGCCAGTGTGCATAACCGCCAGACTGATAATCTAAAAATGTTATTGAGCAGCCTTTTTCTTCTACGCCATTCTTGTAAATATAAAGGTCCACATTTTTGTAAAAATTAATCTTAAATGTAACCAGATACAACCCTGTCTTGTTGGCTGTAAATTTGTAAGTCGCCGGATTAAATTCGTCCGAGTCATCAGTGATCTCGTCGTCAAATTCTACCGTTGCCAAAGAAGAAACATCTTGTGTGTCTGCACTCATTTTTACATAAACATACGACTTATCCAGTGCATCAAAATTGATTGTTCCGTCCTTCGTCAATTGTGTTTCTGTGTCTGCATCATCCAGATAATGAAGCTCTGAATCTTCTCCTTCTAATTTTGTATACAATATCCCTGCTCCAACAATAGCAGAAGGAGTCGAAATTGATTTCAACGTTGTTTTTTTATGAAAACCGTCTGCATCGCCAGCAGACGTATCAACCGAATTAGCCCACTGGTGTTCCAGTTCCATTCGTTCTTGAACATCTTCCTTGAATTGCCGAATCTCCTGTGCTCCAAACCCCATGCGATTGGCATCGTCCGGATCATCCTTGTCGATTGTTCTTGTATGGTTCGCTCTTGTATATAAAGGCATAATTACTCCGTTAAATTAATAATAATTAAATGAGTTGACGTTGCAGCCACATGGGACGGATAAAGAAGGTCCTGGGACTCTAAATATATTTCGTCATCCTCGTCCAAGTCCACAATTATGTCTGTAACATTGCTATATACATCGAGAGTAGTTCCGTCTAAATACATCCAGACTTCATCATTCTTTTTTAAACGGTGTTTTGAAAGATCACCGCAAACAGCAGCGATTATACGGTATTTACCTGTAGCCGGTGCGGTAAAAACCCCATCGGAATAATGACTTCCGTAATCAACCTCTGTGATTAACGTTTGTTTCGAATAAGCCCCTTGCGGCGGAGTTGTGCTGTATCCATAAAAAGCAGCCACATTTTGCCTGTGCTCAAAATGAGCAATCTCGTTACCCCTGGTCAAATTAAACTCATTGTCATTGTTGTCTCGATACATCAAATTGACATCGTTGTCGCTATCTTCTTCAGTAAAAACCAGACATTCATCTTCTTCAACATATGACTCTGTTGATTTTTCCATGGTTAATTTTTTATGTCGCCCGTCTGCATCATACAGGGAGGTATCAGTTTCATTCGCCCAAAAATGGTCCAGCCCCATTCTTTCTTCAATGTTTTCTTTTATCTCTCTCAATCTTTGAGCACCGACTGAAACGAGTTCTGTGTCGGCAGGAGTTGTTATACTAATCGCCCTGGTATGACTCATTTTTTTAAAACCTTATACGCAAATTTCTGTAAAACATTTCCACCGATATAAACAATAAGCACAGTCACGAGATGATCACCTGTAAAAAATTGAGGTCTAAAGGCATGAAATAAAACAGCAACCAGCAAGGCCATAAACTTTCGACTTGACGTTTTGTTTATAAAATCAAGCATTTTGCTCTCTCCCTATCGTGTATTTTTCATCATCTTCTTTCTTCCAGGAAAAGCCGGCATCAGTAAACCATTGCTCCAATTTCTCCCAATCGAATGCCCCTGGACAATCCTTGTCTCTATTGCTATATTTTTTTGCATTATACGAATGACTTGTGATAGTATCAATAGGATATTTTTCAGTCAGTAGAATCAAAAGATCGAAAAGCATCCTATACTGGTCCTCAGAATAGGGAATTTTATTTTGAGGACTTGTATTTAAAAGCTCTATCCCAATCGTTGACCTATCGTGGTATCCTGAGGAAGAATGAAAAACCCATCTATCGGGATCAATAATCTCAAGTGTTCGATCATTTTCTATGAGATAGTGGAAAAGAGCTATCCCCTGGACATACTCTGAAGCTCTACCTCCACCCAACACCCAGTTATAAGTGCCTCCACCGCCAGTGCCATGCAGCACTATTTCGTTGGGAGCCGAATATCGGGCGTTCCCTGAATGCCACTTATGTCTGATTTTATCGTCAATGATTATATTCATTTTCTTCCAGCCTTTATCTTGAGTGTTGTTGCAATGACTGTTATATTTTCTTTTATTGAAGCTAAATCTTCTTTCAGCATCTCAAGAGTATCTTCAAATTTTTGACTTTTATTATTCAAGTGAACCACCTCCGCTTTAATCAATTTTATCTCACCTTCTTGTCTTATTATATATATAACTACTCCAACCAGAATTACACCAATTGAAATTAAGGTCCCAATTTCTATAGTCATATTTTGATCCCAATAAATATTTTATAAACATAATCTTCATTGTCAATGATCTGTTGCTCACCTGCCGAAGTCAGACCTAAAACGCCATTCGCTCCGGTTTGAATCAATGCCGCACAAGATCCTATACCGGAAACCTCCCATCCATACTCAGAAGTCCCATCCTTGAAACATCCTTGACTTAGCCGCAGATGGTGAGTGGACGAATACGAAGTTGAACTGTCATAATAAATCTTTACATCCAAATGTTCCAGACTTACTCCAATATAATGTGCAAGATTTCTGTCTACATTTTTTGTGTTCCCATTTACATCGGCAGTCGCACCGCTTTGTGCTCCGGTAATTGTATAATTATTTGTAAATTTGCCACCAACAACATCCTTGAGAACCATTGTCGGTGCGCTAACGATTACTATTATTCCAGTATTTCCGGACGTTGACTCCGTTATGACTTCTCCTTCAGTGAAACTCCCTGACAAATTGTCAAAATCAATACAAATAGAACCCAGGTGTCTATTGGTCCAATCGCTATTCGCAACAACTCCTGTACAGAACCAGGAAGATAAACCTAAAATTTGCCATTCCGAACCATTAGAAATAGCTTCAAGATAGTCACCACTGCTCATCAATCGCAAGGTTGCAGTCGATGTGCCTTTAACATTAAACGTCTCAGAGCCTTCTCCGTTTATTTCAACTGGACCGCCTAAATAAACAACCTGAACCCTAATAATTTTGTCTTCATTATCGGCAGCGGTTGGGAAAGTAATTTCAACGGTCCCAGTCCTTGAATCCGCAAGAATGAGTAATTTTCCATAGTCTGTTAAATCACTGTCCTGTATTGTATAATCGCTTGTCTTGCTTAATACATTCAACTCAGTCGATGACGACGACGATTGAGGGACACTTTGCCATGTCGCCGAACTTGTCGAATTATCGGTACAATAAAACAATTCACCAGAACTTGTATTGAGCCAAAAGTCTCCTGTGTCAAACGACATGCCAAAACCGGCAGTGTCGCTATCATCGTTTGTAGCGTCAGGATCGCTTGCGTCAGTTGCAATTTTAGGGAAATCGACAACATCGCTAGAATCAAGAATCTGAACCCAATTCGCAGAAGTCGAGGTATTGTCTTGACAATAATATAAAGCAGAAGAACTTGTATCCAACCAAATGTCTCCGACTTTAAAAACCATACCAAAGCTCGCAGTATCAATATCGTCATTATCAGAAGTAGGAGCACTTGTGTCGGTTGCGACTTGAGGAAAGTCGGCAATATAAGAAGGATTCAAAAGAGTTGTCCAGACCGCCGCACCTGTTGTGTTTGACTTGCAGCAATAAACAATGCCTGTGCTTGTATCAAGCCAGAAATCACCAGGGTTGAATGACATTCCAAAATCGGCAGTATCAACTCCATCGTTGTTTACACCAGGAGCACTTGTGCTAACCCCAGTTTGCGGAATAATATAATTTTCTTCAAAATAAGAAACTAAGTCGGCAACCATTAAATAATTTGCATCGAGGTATGTTTTTATAGCTTTTTGAGTAGGAATTAAAGCATCTGAATTATCCGCAAAAGTCCCATCTGTAGAAAGACTGACGTTTTGAATAACAAAAAACCCCGACAACTCACCGCTTGAATATGGATTAGTCATTAAACCCCCCTGTACTTGATCTCCATCAAATGGTTATACATTCTGCTGTGCTGTTCACTTCTTAACCTGAATTCTTCTTCATCTGCTTTAACCTTGTAAACTTGTGCCGAATCAAACTCTTTTAAGCTCTCGAACATTTCCTGGACAGTTTTATAAATAACCAGGTCTGCCCCATAAGAGGTAAGATCATTGCTTTCTGTTAAAAATCCAGAAGTTGTCGGTCTACTCAATATCTCCCAATAAATAATATGCACATTTCTTGAAGCAGAAGGAATAGGATAAAAAGTTATAATCTCATCTGTTATTTCATAATAAATAGGATTGTCGGCTGTTCCGTCAGTCTGCCAGGAATAATCCTGAGCCTCAGTACCACCGAGAGGAACAAGAGGTTTCCGAAACAAACCCTCTTCTTCAGCCTCCATTAAAACGTTTATGACCTGTTTATAGCCGGAAGGGAGAACATACGATTGCGTTCCGCTCACAAGAGCCTGCTCGGTCCATGTGTGCATGAACCAATAATTAAAATCCTGCATTATCTTGCGACACACATTTGCAATTATGCCATTCTCTCCCTGCAACGCAGAAGTAGCGGCTGCAGGGACAGAACTATTTCCCCATACATAAAAACAAACTCGACTATAAATTTCTCCGAATGTCATTCGATTATCTCTTTCTCTTCGTTTTTATTTTCGTTCAATTTGATTTTTCTTTCGTTCAATTTGATTTTTTTAATCATATCGACTTTATCATCCTTTTCAGGCTGTTTCTCTTCGTCGATTTCCACTACAAAGAATTTAGGAATAATTTTTTGTTTTTGAGTTCTTTTCCCCATTTCCCCGTCTACTGTCCATTTAACGGTGTGAGCCTCTTTCAGCACGTTTACAACCGCACGAGGAACATTGACGATTTCCCCATCTTTTATCAAAAAAGAATTTCCATTCACCGAACAGAAAATATCATCACCAGGATTTTTGAGATTGGCGATCTTAACTCGAACTCTATCGCTCAACCAATCTTTTTTTTCATTGTCCATAAAACTCTCCATGTTTTGATTAAGCCCCTTGTGTTTCAAAGGGGCGTTTTATTATGCGAATGCAATCCAGATAATTGTTTCTGCACTAGCATTCAAGTCTGTGTCAGTCCCAATTGAAAAACCCAAAGACGCTGAATTAACCGCAGATGGAGTAATTCCACCACTTGCCATCAAAGCTATAACGCCAGTTGGGAGGTCCTTGAATATTTCACCATCAGCCATGTCTTCAGTCCAATCGCCTGAAGCGTCTCCATCTATATTGATAATCCTGACATAAGATGGGATAAAACCACACTCTATGCTTATTGCAGCCCCAGTTCCTTCTACTGTACCACACGCAAAATTATTCATTGTCTACCTCCAAGCCTTGTAATAAATTGTCTCGCCAGGCTCCAATAGCTCTGAGTAATAGCCTATTCGAAAACCCCGAACAGAAGTATTGTCCAAAGGAGTTATCCCATGCTCTGTGATAAAACCTTTATTCGGAGTAACATTATAAAAGGTTATACTTTGACAATCAGAACCAGCGACTAAATCGTCAGTCGCACCAGTCCATGCCCCACCGGATTTTGCCTCAACTATAAAATACATAAAAAGCACACTTCCAGCAGTCGCAGTTGGAATAGCGGCCAGGGCCAAAGCGGCAGTGTTGTATCCAGTTGCATTATCCGCTGCATCTTTAGCAGCAACAGTTCCAGCCTTGTTCACTTCAAAACCAAATAAACCGAATTTTGTCGCAGGCAGGGCAGTCGCAGTCGGAGCAGTCCCAACAGCATTGGCAGCAACAGTTCTTTTCTCTCCACCAGAATAATATTCAAATTCACCATTGGCACATCTTGCAGTATTCGAGCCAACAGCACAACCAGCAGAAGTCAACACACTGGGAGCAGAGAATTTATTAACTTTCGCATACCCATTGGTGAAATCACTTTGCCACTCCATTTTGCACCCATTCGCAGGATTCCAAACTTCCACAAGAGAAGGAGTGAATCCAAGACTTACATCTTCACCAGGCTCAGCTGTAATATCCCAAAACCAAACATTTTCGCAATCCGAACCAGCAACCAGGTCGTCAGTCGCACCGGTCCAAGTCCCACTATCTGCTTCAACAATTATATACATGAAAAGCACATTCCCGGCATCAGCAGTAGGCAAGGCAGCCAAAGCAGCAGCATAAGTCGCATAACCAGTGGCATTACCAGCAGCATCTTTATTTGAAATTGTACCAGCAGCATTTATTTGAAATCCAAACAATCCGAAAGTCGTCGCAGGAACAACAGTTGCAGTAACCGCAGTTCCAGCAGCGACAGCCGCTTTAGAACAAACAACGCCGTCTATCATGTATTTAAAAGCAGAATTGGCAACTTGAGTATCAGTGGAGCCAACCGCACAGCCAGGTGCGGTTATAACTTTGTCACTGGAAGGGGATGTAAAACTACCTGAAATAAAATTATCCATTACTCCCTCCTTATCTACTTACCCCACATTCTATCCTGTACATTAAAGATTCGTTCAAAATAAGGCAATCTGTACATGCTTTCCAGCCAGAAGTACTTCTTTGATTTAAAGGGTCATCTCCTGAACCTAAAGGCTTGTTAATAATTTCAAGTCCTCTTCCCTGTAAATCAGTGACACCATAAGCATTTTTACCAAAAATAAGAATAGTGTGAATGTCACAGTTTGATGTCCCAGTTGTGTACTTTAATATATTTGTAACAGCAGTTCCACCGAGGTCCGCTCTAACCTTAGAATTCGAGGACTCAACAAATCTTATGTTCCGATATGATCCGACCTCACCTGGAAGAGCAATTGAAGGATTCGGATATTTATGAACCGGAACATAGCCAGTAATGGCGTTCAGGTCTCTTTCAACATATGAGTCGGTTATTGCGAAATAAGAACCGGCAATTGGAGTTGTGCCGACAGCAGTGTTCCCAGGAATAGGATTCTCCATCCAGTATTTTGCATTTGCGGCCTTTAATGCTCTGATTGCAATATCAAGATCAGCAGCAGCAATCTTAGTAACAATATTTCCTCTTGCAGCAACTGATCCTGCATACTGAACAGAAGTTCCACCGTTCAAAACGTCTCGATAGATAATATCAAGAGTCTCGCCAGCGTTTTCTCCAAGAACCTCAGCGGCTTCAGTCAGTGTCGGGTCCTGATTAGTAAACTGAACATAGTCGGTGATCTCGACATATGTACCATACTGAACCAGTTGTCCGTCCACATCTGTTTTGCTCAACTGCTGTGCAGTAGGAGTAACGCCCTCAACCAGTGGAGCAGTCGCAGTAGTAAGAGCAGAATACTTTCTAAATCTAGGCTGATCCCCTTTTTTTTGAGGAACAGGTCTCTTTTGTCCAAAAAGGTTATGTGCCAAATAAGGCGTTGCCCTTTCCAATAAAACCCTATCATAAAAAGCCCTCACCGCAGGTGGTATTTGCGTAATAGTTGTTGACATCTTAATGTCTCCTTAAATTAAATTAATTTGGACACATCAATAGCCTTTTACTCTCCTAATCTCTGCCTCCAGGTCCGCTTTCGACATGTTTAGATAATGACTCCCGTCTTCTCTATTCGCAGCCCCTCCACCCATACTGGACAAAGTTGGAGGACGATTTAAATTATTATTGATTTTGTCGGCCACTTGTTGTGTCACTCGCTGATTTTGTTTTTCAGCATATTGAGGATGAGTTTTCCCTAACAAATAAGCAGTCTCCGCAGGATTCGACGATCTCATTATGGCTTCACCAAGACCTTCGTTTTGCATGGCTAAATCTTTAGCCAAAACAACAACATCTTCCCAATCAGAATATTTAGATTTCGCTTGAAGTTCCATCTGTAATATCTGTTGTGATCTTATATCCTGGTTTATTCTCCTAACTTTTTCATCTAACATATGATTTACTGCATCATAAGTCGGAATATCGTCAGGATCATAAGCATCTTGTTGTTGTGTAGATTGTTGTTGAAGTGCTAACTGTCGGAAAAATTCTCTTTCTTGCTCTGCTTTTTGTCTTTTTTCTCTCTCTGCAATTAAAGCTTTTAATTGTCCATCTGAAGGGTCTTTCTGGACACCTTCTTGCCGGCTATTTGGGTCCGGCTGAACAATTGGCTCATCTATAGGTTGAACCGAATCTTGAAAAGCATCTTGCGATTGAGGAAAAGACTCGAATTGTTGGTCAGCAGGCGACACTTGACCGTCTTGATTTACGCCCTGGTTTTGATTTTCAATTCCCATTTATAGTTAATCCTTACTAAAAGATTAACCATTCCCACCGTTTTAAGCTATATCGTATTGAATAAGATATGGATCATCCATATTTATTAAATATTCGTCATATTTTGTCTGGTCTGTCCAGCTCCAAGAACAAAGAAACAAGAAACTAGCGAATGCTAACAACCTTTGGGTCTTCTTTCTTTTTCTTATATCTTTCACTGATTTCAGCCTCCTTCGTTTTATCGGGCAGAATCGAGGCATTGCCCTCTTTACTTAATGGAGTATCTCTCCATTTATGTCTGTTCTTCATGTTGAACGCCCATAAACCAACATTGAAATACCTTGTAGTCATGTTTTCTCTGCCATATGCAATCCACCATGCCTCGCAATATATTTCGGCCATCTTAAAAGCGTCATCGTATTCAGGATATTCCTTCCTGAATCTTGCATGAATCTCTCTAGTTAGATCGAATTCTGCAATTATCTCTGTTGCTCCCCATCCCTCATTTTTGGATTTTTCGAGGATGAACTCTTTCCATCCTTCAGGGAGACTTTTTAATGTTTTCCCTTCATCAGACATAACGCCTCAGAATAATAAAAATACGCTATTTTGTCAAGAAAAATTAACTCTGTGTAGGAGGTTTTTGCGGAACTTGCATCATCATCTGCTGCTCCTTCACATATTGCAAAAGCTTTCCCTTTAAGTTTTTATTGACATCTAACAATTCAATAATCGCTTCAGGAGGAACCGGCACACCATATTGAGCTGATTGTATCAAACTGCTCAAGTCTGCAATTCTTGAAGTTGGATTATTGACTGTCTCATCAACTGTAGTGTCAAACCTTGCGGTTGTCCTTATTTCGTCGAACTTTTCCCAAAACTCTTTCTCTTCCTGGTCTATAATCGCAAATGATTTCTCCAACCGAACGATCTCGTTTTGCATGGCTTGTTTCTGATTTTCTACTGCTAATCTCTGGTTTTCGATATTTTGCAGCATTATTTCATCATCTGCATCTTCAGGGATTAATCCGGCAGTCGTCGGAGGTTGAAGTTGGCCTATCTGTTCCTTGAGAGCCTGTATCTGCTCATAAGTCTGCAATCTCTGTGAATCAAATGGAAGTTCACTTCCAACAATTCTTTTTATTTTTTCATTTCCGAAATTTTCTCCAATAAGATGGATCAATGTTCTTCCCAATAATCTTTTCGCATAGGAATAAGAATCAAAAACTTCCTGCAAAGAAGTCAATCCCTGTTTCTGTCTTAACTGAATAGTTATCCCAGGGTCATTCTTGCCCTGTTGATTTCCCAATAAATCAGGATTCGCCCCAATCATCTTAATATCGTCGTTAAACAGCATTTCCAGTTGCATAATCGAGGTCGGTAATTGCGGTGGAATTATCGGAGTGGGCGCACCTTTTTGCGGATTATACTGAATAATCTTTCCTGCACCAGCACTGTTTCTCAAAACATTAATATCATCAACTGAATTTTTTGGGACCATAAATCCAGAGTGGGGCATTGTGTTAATCGCCTGCATAATGGCAGATCGTCTCTTATTTTTCTCTCTCTGTGCATCTTTTAAAGACCTCACAAGCCCTTGTATTTTTAATTTCTGGTCACCAATCGAGGACTCATGAAAACAAAAAATCGGAATAAAAGGATATTCTCTTCCAACCCTATTATTTTCCCCATGAAATAAACAAAGTTGTTTATCCACTACAGTTGCCAAAAAAACATGAGGAATTTTTTTTCTTATAACCTTGTAAATCGTCTCTCCTTCAAGAATAGCCTGAAGTTCTTCATTTGTTCCGTCAAATTGAGTGACATCCCCATTCCTGGTGTTTACGAGAAAAGGAGTGGAGATATATTTTTTGTACCAATAATCAACAACCAGGACCTTTTCTTTTCTGTCTGAAGGAATATCAATAGTCTGAATAATATCATCACTGTTTATTCCTCCACCAAGAGCTTCAATTTTATCTGCTTTATCGGGATAGGTTATTTTTAATTTCGATTTTGAAACTTTTTTATGGTGAATTATATAATCTGCATCAGATAAATCACTTTCAGAAAAATATGGATCAATGAGAATATCGAATGGAGATATTTTTTTGAGATAAATATCGCCGTTAATGGGGTCTCTATCATAGTTTACGTTGATTTCCAAAAAACCAAGACCTCCAATCAGTGCATCTTTGAAAGATTGTGAGGCAATATATTCGTTATTTCCACCAAGCATAATCCATTTCGCAACCCTGGTCAAAATATCGGCAACGAACTCATCACTTCCCTCAATCGGCAAAATTTTTATATCAGATTTATTCTGGCGTTCGTACCCCGAAACAAGATCAATAGTCTTTTTAATGTAATTTAGGTTTAATGCCGGAGCACCTTTTTTCTCAACCATAGCCCTATCAGCAGAACTCCACTGGTCAGACAAATAAAACCTATAATCTTCTTCCAATTCACTATAAAAGTCCAGCCATGCCCCTCTCGCCTCTTCATAGCATTCATTCACCAGTTTTATTATTTCGTCATGATTTTCTTTCATACTTCCTCCATCTTAATTACATTCCCATCCACGAACGAACTTCGTTCTCATCTCTATTTAAATTCAAGGGATCATCTATTATTAACTTCCCATCATTCACTTCAATTTTATTTGGGAAAGTAATTCCCATTTTGGAATCAGTAATTCTCGCCAAGGTATCCAGCATGTCATCATTTTTGCAATAAGGGAAAGACAAATATTCATCTTCAATAAATTCATGAACGAGGTCTCTGAATTTTCCCTCAGTGTCTTCGTAAACAAGGCTTTTTGGTAAAATAATTCTTCCTTTCTGAAACAATGGCAATAAACCCTTGATCCTGTCATACTTGCTAACTGTGCCGCCCAATTCCACCACAGTGAAAAATACACCCTCTTCTTCCTGTTTCATTGTGATATAATCAATATCAGCCTGCATACCGTATTTTTCATATCCAACCGTATCAATGCCATAGCTCAAAACAAGGTCTCTCAGCTTTGTCCATCTCTCTCCCAGGTCCAAACGATCTCTAATTATGTCTACAACCCAATAGTTTCTCAATGAGTCTGCACCGATAACCTTCATCACAGTATAGTCACTGGTTTTTTTCTTTGAAGAGGCAGGGTCTACAATTCCATATAGGTTTAAGTAGGGTTTATTTCTACTCCAATATTTCAGCCAATGGAGTTGAAATTTTTGGTTGGAAACGGACGTGGGATTTTGCAGCATTTGTGAACTGTAGACCCATTCCCCCATTTCTTCAAATTTATTATCAAGTTCTTCTCTGGTGAGATAAACAGGAATTCCACCACGAAATGCTTCACCTTTTTCATCTACCTCAGCGGGGAAAACTCTTGCTTGCCAAATTTTCTTTTTCAGTATTTCCGAGTATGTATCTTTATGACTATACCTGGTCCCGATTATTCTTTTCTTCCCATTCCTGGTCCCGAGGTTTAAAGCCATCTGGTATGCTTGAGTTGCTTTAATTATTTGATCGGGAGTTGAAACACCCTTGAGATCAATTATATCATCAAACACCATTATAGAAAAGTGTTTACCAGTAGGTTGACTATCTACCAGGCCCCACGCCTCAACACTCGCTTCATTGTAAATCTTTTTCCGTTTTGTGAAAAGCCCTTCGTCCATTGACCACTTAGGAGCCTCCTTTTTAGGATTAAGATAAAATATATCTTCAAAGGCATGGACCAGGATAGTGTTCGTTTCCAGTGCAATTTTAATTTTACTCATGTGAGATTTTGCAAGCTGCCTGGTATGCGAAAAGATACAAATTCGCTCTTCCTTGTTTTTTATCAATTCCCATATCGGTAAAGCATAGGAAAGTAGAGTAGACTTCCAGGACTCACGAAACCATAGGTCAATGGTCATGTGATGTTTTTTCTGAACATCGAGGCAGCGGGCAAATAAATAGGGATGGTTTATTGGCAGGTCCAGGACAAAATAACACAAAAAGAAAAAATCTTCCTTCGCAATTTTCCTTACGACCTCCAAATATCTTTCATCATCTCTTAACCGCTGAAAGGCAATTAAATCTTTAGATAGTGCTTCATAATCATAAAGCCCATGATCTGTATTGCAATGAATACCAAGCTCTATTAATTTTGGATCACCCTTTTTTACCTCAAAATCTATCGGCATATTTCACCTTTTTGTTTATTCAAGACCTTACATTTATTTGCTTAAAAGCTAACTTTTTACTTGACAATTATTATCAAGTGGAAAAGATTACAAGTAACCGTTCCCACTCAAAGGGGCATTATCATTTATATGGTGTGTCCCTTTTTTTATGAATAAACCCCAGGGTATCGATATTTAATTTTATCAACAGTTCCGGCAATACTTACAATACTTGTGATTTTTCTCCCATTATTGCAATGCCAACATTCAATAGTAATAGGACTATATACTCTGCCACATTTCGGGCATACCCAACCATTGCTCATAAATTCCTCCATTGTTTTTTTGCGACATCAGGGGAAACCCCCCAATGCCGGAGTCCTGTCTCATCATCTAATCTTCCAGGATGCCATCACAGTTAATGATTGTGACTCACTGCTTCGGTTTCACTAACCCCTACCAGGGCATAGCTCGACCTCAGACTACGTTAAAAAGAAAAAGAGTAAAAAAGTAGGGGATATATCCTTAAATATACCCCCACAAGCTATATTAAAAAAGGAGGTTGAGAATCCACAATTTCAAAGATTAAACTGAAATTTAATTGCTATCTAAATGTACTTCTCTCCGTCGCTCGCTCGTGCCGTAAATGACGTACCCCCCCCCACTCCGTAAGCAAATATTAACTGGTACAGGGACTGTCTGGCCGAGAGCCTTGATTTCTCGGCTTGTGCGTATGTTGTTTTGACTGATTAAAAAAGTTATTTTTTTAGATGATGAGTGTCTTGCTCTGCTGGAAAGTCTGAAGTTTTTAATTTGTTTTGATCTTTTTTTAATGAAGTGTTGTTTTGAAATATTTCGTTTTTTGTTTCTGCTTTATAACAACCGCTATTTCTCCAAATAGTATCAAGAAAATAATTATTGTCAAACCTTTTTTTGTTAATTTTGGCACTAACAATATATTTGTTGTGTAAACCCTGAACCATCCAGCATTTATATATAAATAAATCTTTTATCGGTCGTAAAATGTTAGTTTTTAGCTTGACATTTTGTTTTTTTGTGCGTACACTGTATGTATTAAGTTAGTTTAAAAGTGTACGAATGTTGTGACATTTGTTACACTTCATAAATGTTTAGTATGGAGGTTGCACGATATGAAAATAGAAACTCTTGAAACAGGGAAAAGACTTAAAGCGTTAAGGAAAGGATTAAGAGGAAATAAAGCCCTTCTTAAAACCTTTGAAAATAATAAGCAAGTTTATAATTCTCTTGTCTCCATAAATAAATCAATTTTGGAAACAATAAATTCCTTGTCGGTGGAGTACAGGGAATTATTAAGTAAAGAAAATTAAAGTTTTATGCGGTCTCTTGCTCAGGGACTGCACAAGATTTTAATTTTTAAAAGGAGAAAAACATGAGAAGTATTGAAGAAGTAAAAAAAGAGATTATCGGAGACTTAAAAGAAATAAAAGAAATATATAGAAGGGTTGGGATTGCAAGCAAGGCGAAGGAGATCGATTTTTTACTGGAAAGATTAAATTAAGGAGGAACAGCATTGAAAAACAAATTTGACTTTAACAGTTCGGAAAACCAAGAGATAAAAAGGAAATTTGTCGCTAAAGAAGTTATCTATTGCCAAACCGCTTTAGTCGAAGAATGTTTAAACAAGCAAATGTTTAAACAAGCAAATGTTTAAACATGAAGACATTGAAAATTTATTTTTCGACCATGACGAACAGATCGAATCTTTACAAGATGATATTTGTTTGCTAGGTGACCAGATTGCAGAAATGCTTAAAGAAGGGAAAAATGTAGAAGAAGTAGAAGAAAAAAGAAAGGAAATGAAAAAGCTTGAAGCACAATTAAACGAGCTGGAAAGCTACAACGGAGAAATGCAGGAAATTTTTGAATGGTGGTTAGTTTCTGACTGGTTAGCCGAAAAGCTGGAAGAAAAAGGCAAACCCGTATTGAAAAACGAATACGGTACATATTGGGGAAGGACAGCGACCGGACAGGCGCTTTTCCTGGACGGCGTAATTTCTCAAATTTGCCATGATCTGGAAATCCTGGAAAGTCAAAAAAACAGTTGGGCGGGGGTTAAAAATGACAACAAAAATGACGATTTATGAGATAAAAAGAAGAACAGAAAAAACCGAGCCTTATTTTTTTAGTAGGGCAACGCTGTTTAATCCAGAAACAAACGAGCTTGAAAATTACTCTGATGAGTCCTAAAGGGACGAAACACCGGATTTTTCCCGGTGTCAGTAATTAAATTAAAATAAAAAATGGAGGACTTAAAAATGAAAAGATTAACAGAGGAACAACAAAAATTATTAGAAAAATATGTTGTTGTAGAAAATGAAGAGTATAACGGACAAAACGGAAAATATTTTATTTATGCTCGGAATACTTTTAAGCACATTCCATGTTGTGAAACTTATACAAACTATGGGATCAAGTTAGAGCACGAAGAAGTTTGCGGAGAAGGCGAAGAACATCAAGAGGTTTACGCAAAAAATTTTCATGATGGGAGAAACTGGAAAACAGTAATTTTAAACGAAGATTTTTGCAATAAAGAAGTTGCAACTCAGAAGGCACTGGAAATTTTGGCAGAAATGCCGGAGTTCCCTTATATCGAAAAAGCTACAAAAGAAATAAAAACGCAAACATATACTTTTTATTTTTCTCGGTATCCAGTACCGGAAATATGTCAAGTTGTATAAGAGGTTAAACATGATTTTAGCAAGTGCGCCAACATTAGAAAGATTAAAAAAGCTTATTAGTGAATATTATTATGGCTCAAGTATTGAGTTGATAATAACAGGACAAAACACATGGATGGTCAAAAATAGAAAAGGACAAATTCAAGGTGTTAGAGTAAAAGAAAATATTTCTAAAAGCAAAAGATTTCAGTTTGAAGAGTTTTAAAGTTTTATGCGGTCTCTTGTTTTAAGGGACTGCACAAAATTTTAAATTTTGGAAGGGGGATTTTAAAATGGAATGCAAAAACTGCCAAAAAGAAATGGAACCAATAAGACACCAAGACCCATATTTTTTATTTTGGTGTCCATTCTGTGGGACAATTGCCGATTGCTATGATCTTTATAATAAAACGCAATACGGAAAAGAAATTTGTTGGAACAGCCCGAATCTTATTAGTAAAGAGGACAGGTGTAATGTTTGATATGTACAGTAGCAACGAGCAAAAAGAAAAAGACATTGAATTTATAAATTTTCAAGTTTACAGGATGGTAATAAAAAAGATAATATTTTTAATGGGCGACATGACACTTTTACAAGCCCATAAAAAAATAGAAGAACAATTAAAAACTTTTTAGAGGGATAAATGAACATAATCATTTTAAAAGTTTTATGCAGTTTGTCAGGCATTATGAAATGATTGATGACTTTAAACAAAATTTGAGTCACCCAATCCAGAGAAAAGACAAATGCGTTTTTTCTATTCACAAGAAAATATGTAAAATGAACAAGCAGAATCTTTATGAAAATTATGTAAAATAAAATCGGAGGTTAACATGAAATGTAAAAAATGCGGACATACGATTGATTGCAGCAAGGTTATTTTAACAGGTGTATATTACACTGTCAAATGTGACAACTGTAATCATGTCACTAGTAATTTAAACACAAGGGGGAAGTGATGAAACCGAAAATGTTTATAACAATCAAAGGTGGAAACATTAAGGAATTAGTCTGTAACGTTGAATGCGACGTTGTGGTAATTGATGAAGACATAAAAGATTATCATTTAAGGCCGAGAATTTATGACCAACAAGTGAAAGTTGATCGTGACATAATCGGCAGTATGTTTTTGTATAAAGACATTTTGGAGGATAGCCATGTATATTAATTATGTAATATATCCGGTTAAAGTTGAGGAATGGGACAAGGACAACCAAATATGTCAAGCCTATACAGAAGAAGAGTTTGAAGGACAACCGGATTTTTGGACAGTCTATGGAGTTACAAAAGATAATTTTATCGAAGCGATTGCAGACTTCAGGGACAAGGAACATGCGCAAATTTTCCTTGAAAAAATGAATCCCAATTCAATAGAGATCAGCTGGAACATAGAAGATGTCAAGCTAGTGGCAGAGCAGGAAGACAAGGAAATAACAGACGAAGAGTGCAGGGGAATATTAGAAAGATTAAAGCACAACCATGATGCAGAATTCGGGATAACATGGGAGCATATCCGACAAGAACTGTAAAGAAAAAGGGGAGGTTAAAATCTCCCTTTTAAATTTTTAAAAAAGAGGTATGCGATGCAAAAGCTGTTAAATGAAATTCATGAAAAGAATAAAAGGTCTATGAAAGTTTTTACTGATGATTTAACAGAAATGGCAGTACAATTGTTTTGGTCTAAAGTACAGGACAAGATCAAAAAAGGATATTGCTACATGCCATCATATGTTAAATTTAGCGAGAAAAAAATTATTCTTATTTTAGGAGGAAGTTATATAACAGTCGATCACATTATGGAACAATATCCAGTTTTTACAGTGGACAAGTTTTTTGAAAACATGAAAATACTATAGGAGGACAAATGCAGAGATTTAATTTTTGGATAGAAAAAAAAATGATGAAAGAATTAGAAGAGCTTGGGGAAGAGCTTTCCATGTATCAAGAGAAGGTAACGACAAGCCAGTTAGTCAGGCAGGCAATAAGAGACTTGCTTGAAAAGATGAAGAAATGGCCTCCGTCATGCGATTAAAAAAGACTTCATTTCATATATGAATGCTTCAATTGTTCCAGTTTCGTCGGTGAATGCACCCATGACATGACGTTCTGGAACTTTTTCAGGAACTTGATAGATATAATTAAAAGGCTTTTTCCAAACGACCTTCACTTCATTCGGATAAACAATTATTTTATCAAAAAAAGAGCGGATCACCTGCTCTTTTTCTTTTTTTGTGCCGGAGGAATATATTTCAGGCATCTCACGAAAAGTGTCAATGAGATCACATATTTGAAAAGTCACTTTTTCATTGTCAACTCTGACAAGTGCCTTTCTTTTTTCCAGCATTGTAATTTCTTGTTTTATATCGCTCATTTTCCCCTTCAAAAGGGAGAGGTCGATTCCCTCCGTTAGATACAGGTCTAATATTTTTTTATTATCAACTTCTAACTGGTTTATTTTTTTGTTTATTTCCCTTAATTCACATTCCCTGTTTTTGCTTTTTTCCTGCAATGATTTCGTGACAAGTGCCTTCAGTTCTTCAGTCCACCCTTTTTTCATTTTCAAATTTGCTATGAATTTATCGATCATGTTCCATATTTTTTCTTGAGTATATGAATATATGTCGCAGTGTTGGTGTGCATAGTACACATGTTTTTCTTTTTTGATTATTCCAGTCAACACTTTATCGCAAAGTCCGCACCTTAGCAATGCGGAAAAAGAATAATGTCTTGCCTGTTTTCTTTCCCCAACAAAAGATTGTTGCAACCTTAACAGTCGTTCTTGAAATCTGTTTTCTGAAATATAAGGTTCATGTTGCCCTTGATGAATTCCATTGCATACAAATTTTCCTGCATATGTCGGATTGGTAAGAAATTTATGGACTTGCCCTTTTGTCCATTTCTTCCCTGTAGGACTTTTTATTCCCTTTTGACTTAATTCTTCTACCATTCCAGAAAGGGACAAGTCGCCCAGGTCAAAGCGATCATGAATAAATTGTACAATCTCCCTGGTCGAATCTTTTTCATATTCTTTTTTTTCCTTGTTGTATTTATACCCGAATGGCGCAGGTCCTGGGGGAATGCCTTTTTCGATTCTATGTTGGTATGATCGTTGAACGTCGTGACTGATTTTATCTGATAATTGTTTTGCAACAGCGGTTTCGATTGCAAGGACAAAGCGAGCGTTATGGTTAGACTTTGCATTTATGGTCAGATCGTTTTGGTAGAAATGGACATTCAATCCTTGTTCATCTACCATTTTTTCTATTTTGAAAAGGTCAGCATAATTTCTGGACATGCGATCAGTGTTCTTAAAAATAATATTTTTCACATCCAATTGAAGAACTAATTCCAGCATTTGATTAAAAACTTTTCTGGAATCTTTTCTTGCCGATTCTGCAATAGTAAAAGCATGTACAATTTCCAAGTCTTTTCTTTTTGCGTATTGCTCAGCCTGTTCTTTTTGGTCGTCCAGAGAAAACCCTTTTGTCTGGTCTTCAGTACTGACTCGATCGTATGAGAACGCAGGAGTTTTATTTTTTTCATGCGCCCTTTTTATTTTTTTTATTATTTTTTTTATATCCAACATTTTTTTATCTTATCAGGTTATTCCCCTATTGACTTTTTGTTTATGTCTTATATACTGTCTTTACATAAAGAAAAACTCTCAAGGGGAATTGTTATGGACAAAAAACAAAAACCAGAAGAAAAATATTCAACCTCAATCAGCCAGCTACTTTTGATCCTTTACAGCGTTCATGCCGAGTCTATAAGCTTCAATGACATGTCCGATCGTATCCACGATGGTTGCTCTCAGACGGAGAGGCAAGTCCTGGTATAGCTCGAAAATCTGTTTTTCTTCAGAACTAAGAGACATTGATTCCAGATTTATTTTTCCAGCTTCAATGCTCTGAAAAAAAGCAATAGGAGAAATCCCAATTGCATCGCAAATTTTTTCTATTGTCTCCAAAGAAGGATAATCCCTGGATAAAATCTGTGAAATCGTTGCCCTGGTTATGTCCATTTTCTCGGCAAGCCTGGATTGGTTTATGTTTTGTTTTTTAATTAATTTTTTCAGTTCTTGCCCGTAGCTAATTTTCAATTCTTAACCTTCCATTTTTTTATATTAACTAATATAGAATATATATCTTTCTCCAAAAATGACAACAAAAAAAATAAAAAATATCAAAAATATTAAAAAATATGCTTGACAGCTAACATTAATTAGTTAATTTACATACATTAACATAAAAATTAGATCAAAGGCAAACATATGAAGGAAAAAGACTTGTTCACTCTTCACGTCTTTATGAAGGACAAGAAGGAGTTTAAAAAGATAAAAACAAAACTAAAGTTAACAAACGCAGAACTGTTTTCAAAACTTTTGAAAGCTTTCAAGGAGGCCAAGTGAATCCTACAGAGCTTGAAAGAGAGAGGTGGAGAGAAAATATTCTCTCGGCATATTCGGTTTTAAAAAAAATCAAAGGGGGAAAAAGTGAAACTGAACGAAATTCAGCAAAAATTAAAAGCACCCAAAAATCAGTACAATGATTTTGGGAGGTATAAGTATCGGTCTTGTGAAGATATTCTTGAGGCTGTCAAACCATTACTGGAAGATTCTGTTCTAACTATCAGTGATGAAATAGTTATGATCGGAAATAGGTTTTATGTTAAAGCAGTTGTAAGATTTCAGGAGCCAGGGGAAGGGGATTTTAAAACTGTAACTGCTTATGCCAGGGAAGAAGAAAACAAAAAAGGAATGGATGGAGCGCAGATCACTGGTGCGTCTTCCAGCTATGCGAGGAAATATGCTTTAAATGGGCTATTTCTTATCGATGACACGAAGGATGCAGACTCAACAAATAATGGATCTCAACCTAATCAGCCACCTGCTCAACCTGCAAAGCCAGCTCGGCCCAAAAATGATAATCCCTGGACAAGTATGCCGGAAAAGGTAAAGGAAATGTTTCGGGCGCAGAATGCAACAAAGGGCCAAATAAAATCTTTTTGCGAACAGCTTAATTTTGATTGGGATATCATAAAGCAGGAATTGGAGGCTTTATATGGGACTAACTAATAAGTGGAATATTCCAGCCCCTATAGTCAGAGCGATTGAAAATGATGATTACGACAGGGGAGATTCTGATATTTCTGTTACGCAGTTGATTGATGCTCCACTTCAAAGATACCTCAAGGAAAAACACAAGGACGAGATAATTGAGGATGCTTCAGACAAGATTTATGCACTCATGGGAAAAGGTATGCACCAAATTTTAGAAAATGCAGGGACCAGATATAATGAAATAGCGGAGGAAAGATTTTTCACAATGATAGAAGACATTGTTTTGTCTGGCCAGATTGACTTCATGTACTGGGACAATGACGGATGGATTATTCAAGACTATAAATGGATGTCCGTCTGGGAATGGATATATGGAATCAAGCAAAACAAGGTGGAGCAATTAAATTGCCTTGCTTATCTCGCCAGGAAGAACTTTCTTTTAGTAAAAGGTATTGAAGTTGTTATGCTCTTCAGGGACTGGTCAAAAACAAAATCCGAAAGGGAAAGTAATTATCCGAAAACTCAAGTTATAGTTTTCCCAGTCGAATTATGGTCACAGGAAAAACAAAAGGAATATGTTCGAAAAAGAGTAAGTCTCCATTTCAGGGAGGAAGTCGGGTGTTGCACGCCAGAGGAAAGATGGCAGACTGAAACAAAATATGCAGTCATGAAAGAAGGTAGAAAAACTGCCTTGAAAGTAGCAGAGGATTTAAAGTCTGCAATGCAATACATCGAAGATGCGGTAAAGCCGATAGAAAGGCCTAGATGCTTCATAGAAGAACGTCCAGGAGCCTCAATCAGGTGCGAGAGTTACTGTATCGTAAAAAAATTCTGTCCTTATCTGAAGGAGGTAAGTGATGCCGAATGATTTAAATCGATTTATGGTGATTGGGCGGTTGATTAGAGATCCCGAAATAAGATATACTGCAAATGGTACGTCTGTGACAAATTTTTCAATTGCGAACAATAGGTCATACACGCAGGGAGGAAACAAGAAAGAAGAAACTTCTTTCTTTAACTGCACAGCATGGTCAAAACTCGGCGAGCTTATAACTCAATATTGCCAAAAGGGCAGCAAAGTCGCTATTGAGGGACGACTTCAACAGAGAAGTTGGGATGCCCAGGACGGGAGCAAAAGAACAGCGATTGAAGTCGTTGTGGAAAACGTGCAGTTTTTGTCCCAAAATCCGGAGAGAGGTTCGGCAGGCAGTTATGTCCCTTTTCCAGAAGAGAGTCCTTTTTCAGATGACGATATTCCTTTCTAATCGAGGTGAGGGCATGGATGGATTAAAGAAAATAATAAACGAGACTTTGGTTCGAGCAAGGGGAATACGAGAGGGAAGGTATAGTGGCAGAGGATATACTGTCTGTTGTATTCGATGCAAGGAAAGAATAGTTAAAGAAAATGCGAAAAGAATCATCTATGAAACAGAGGCAAACAAAAAGAAAAGAGTGCAGTACAGATATTATTGCCCTTCCTGTTGGGTAAAATTTACTCCGTACAAGGTGGCCAAGTGTGAGTGCTAATAGAAAATATTTTTATCTAAAACTCAAAGAGGATTTTTTCGATGGCGAAGAGCTTGTTGTTTTGCAGGCCGAGCCGGACGGATATTTGTACTCCGATATATTGCTGAAAATGTATTTAAGAAGTTTGAAATATAAAGGAGAATTGTTGATTGCAAATTTAATCCCCTATAACGCCAAAACTCTTGCGAAAGTACTCCGGCATAATGTTGGAGTGGTCGAGAAAGCTGTAAACATGTTTCAGCAATTGGGACTGGTTGAAGTCCTGGACAATGGAGCAATCTTTATGAAGCAGATGCAACAGTTTATAGGGAAGTCCAGCACTGAAGCGGAGAGGCAAAAGATTTATCGAAAAAATAATCGAGAAAATCGCAAAGCAATACCGAGGCAATCGAAAAAATTTCTTCCTCCAACCCTTGACGAAGTAAAAGCTTATATCTCAGAAAAAAGTCTAAATAATGTTAATCCGGAATCCTTCTTTGAATATTTCAGTGAAGGGGATTGGTATGACGCCAATGGTAAAAAAGTTGCTAACTGGAAACAAAAGATTTTAACCTGGGATAAATTTCAAAACAAAAAAAACAATAGAGAAGAAAGTTATGAAGATTATTTACGAGGTAAGAAATGAATAAGCAGGAATTTATTTCAAAACTTTCAAAGCTGTACAAAGAGGGGAACTCTGTAAAGTACGAGTTGTTGGAAGAGTGGATTGACCGGCTAAATCTCAAGGATTTTCAATTGCAAATACTTTTCGAGGAATTTACAGAAAAATATAAATACAAAGTGTTTCCTACCCTTGCGGAAATCGTTGAGGCATGGGAAGGGAAAAGAAATTCCCTTCCAGGAGATTACAAGAATGAAGTTTTTGCCGAAATTCAAAAACAACGAGAGCAATCCAAAGAAGAGACTCCGGAGATCATTCTTAGAAAATGCCGGCTTCTCCGCAAAAAGAATCAGGATGGAATCCCACTAAATTCTTTAGAAATGGATTATCTTTACCAATGGGACGATTTATTGTCAGAAGTTTCAATTGCTAAAGATAAAAAATTGCCTCCAACGGATATAGGGATGCGAGCAGCAGAAGTAAAAAATTGCATTGCGAGGCACAAGAAGATAGTTCGTATCGGAGAAGTTTTGAATGGCATCTAAAACTCAAAGTCAAAGATTGCGAGCTGTTATATTCAGATTATGGGAGAAGGATAACAGAGGAAGGGATTCTGAAGAGTTTTATAAATGGTACATGGAGTCAATCATAAGCGTACTTAAAAGGCAATTAGAGGCTGATCATGAAGCAGGAAAAGTTTTCAGAGGAAACGATTCGAGAGATACTGGACTTTGATATAGTCTTTATCGGAAACAATGAATGTTTTTATGGGAGAGAACAGTTTATTTCTCTTCTAAAAAAGAAAGGATGGGTAAAAGGTTATGTTAAAGAAAATATTTCTAAAAGCAAAAGAGGAAAAAAGAAAAAAGGATGAGATATTTATTCGAGGTTATGAAAAAGCAGAAGAAGATATGAACAGGAGAATCAAGGGTATTCTTTTAAAACATTCGTATGCAATTAAACAGAAAAATTTAGAGATTGAAAGGCATAAAAAAAGAATAAAGAAAATAAAAACAGAAAACTTCAAAAATCTCGATGTGATTTTCCGGATGAAAAGCTTAATGCAAAAAATACAAGAAGACTCTTATGTCAAAAGTATGGTCCAGCTTGAAAATCAAAAGAGAATAGAAAGCTATCTGCATGAATTTGAATTGTCTGAAACAAAAATGTCTCGGAACTGTGACAAAATGGGCGAGCTATGAAGCTAATTCCATGTGAAATATATAGCCGAGTGGTCGGATACATGCGCCCAATAAGTCAGTGGAACAAGGGGAAGAGGGAAGAGTTTAGATTGCGAAAAACTTTTAAGATAGGAGCACACAATGGAAAAAATGACAGTAAATCAATTCATAAAAATATACAACGAGATGATCGAGAAATTGGAACCAGGGGAATATCGGAGTCTCAAAGAGGCCATCAAGAAAGCGAAGGAAATAGGATTGATTAAAAGAAAATTTATTTTTTGGAGATAAATTATGTGCATAACAATAGTGTATTCGGTGAAAAGAGTTCGGTGCAGTATATGCCAAGAAATAATCGACATAGACAATAACGACTGGGAAGATCAAACAATATTCAGTAGCGATTGTGGATGTCGTCGATTAAAAACTATGGTCGTGCAAGAGCCTATCTGTAAATATTCAACTTGCGATTATTGCAAATGAAACAAGAAACAGAAATGCTAGAGGCATGGAAAAAGGTAAGGGAAATTGCGGACAAAAACATAAGGATGTTATATGAAGAAAAAAACGAAAACAAAAAAGAAATCGACTACAATAAGTTTCCCTGTCCATATTAAGAGAAAAAAATTAAAAAAGCAATTGGACGATATTTTTTCCCTGTATATAAGAGAAAGAGATAACTATACTTGTATCACATGCGGAGTAACCAGGGAAACAAAAGTGATACAGTGTGGACATCTTTTTAGTAGAACTAAAAATTCTACAAGATGGGAAGAGAAGAATGCTCATGCGCAATGCGAAGGATGTAATAAAGCACATACTATACACTGGGAAAAGTATCGAAGAAAATGGATCGAGATACATGGGAAAGAGCAATATGAGTTATTATATGCGAAGTATTGCCAAGAGAAAACATTCACAGTAAGAGACTTAGAAATTGTAATTCAATATTACAAAAACAAATTGAGCATATTAAAGGGGGAGTAGCAAGATGAAAAAAGATTTATTTATGATCGAGTTAGAGTATACTGTCAAATGCACCAGGGATCAGATGGAAATGTTAAAAAAATACACACCGGTTACATTAAAAACAGAAGATGAAATGAATGAATACTCTGATGAATATAAAAACATGGCAAAAGAAGAGCAGAAAAAGTTTCGGGAAAGAAAATTGGAGGAATACATGGATGCTTTTAATGAAGGTCGGGCCGTAGAAGTGAATTCGCCCGAAAGAAGGTTTCCTGTAGATTTAAATTTATTTGCCAATGATTGTTCTTTTGTAAGGTTCACTGTAACTGGAAAAACTCAAGTGTCTGTAAGCGTAAATATTGAAGACCTTAACGAAGTTATAGAAAAGTTTGAGGAACTGGTAAACAAAATTCCAGAAACAACCTTCGACACAAAAGCGGATGTTCATATCGGAAGAAGTCTTTTAATGACTGTGAATGATTTACTTTTGCTAGAAGATTGTGGCACAGATATTGTCCAGGAAAATCTCAATAATGGGTGGAGAATAATTTCGTGTTGTGTCCAGCCGGACGGTAGAAGACCCGATTACATAATGGGCCGATATAATCCTGTTAAAGATATTGGAAAGGATGGAACTATGGCCCGCAGGGAAAAAGATTTAAGGTAGAAACATGAAAAATTTTTTAATACTTTTATTGCTGATTGTCGGTTGCACAGAATATGACCCTTGCACAAGAGATGTTTTTTCGTGTGACGAAGACTTAGTTGTCGAATACAAGTCTTGTCATGAGTCAGGAGGACTGACTTATTATTGGACCGCAAAAGGCGAAACCTTTGATAGTTTTTTTGAAATGTATGACTTTTTTTGTGGAGAATAAAGCTTTGCCCAGGGTGGTGGATTTAGCTAGTCCACCTGGTTGACGGTAGGTTCGAGTCCTGCCCCTGGGAATGCCTGTAGGCGAGATCGGCACGCCACATTTTACGGAAAATTGAGTTACTAGTCCCACCTGGGATGATGCTCTTCCAGGTGGGATACCTTTTAAAAGAATGAAAGAACAAAAGTGTGAATGGCGAATTAGAAAAAATTTCTTTGAGACATTATGCGGACAACTTTATTACCAAAAAGAAGAAAGATGTCCTTATTGCAAAAGGGAGGTAGAAATCAGATGAGTCAAAAACAGGTGAAGAGATACAGGCGAATGATTATCCGGACCCAGGACAAGATGATAAAAAAATTTATCGAGAAAGTGTATGAATATAGTTTTTGGGAAAGACTAAAATTTGCATGGATTTATTGTTAAAGGGAGAAGATAAATGTATACAGAAGGGAGACTAATACAATGCTCTAAGTGCGGAGCCATTTATCGGATGCGTTCCAGGAAAAGAACAGGAGAAAAAAATGATAAATAGAAACCTTTTTTTAAAAGCAATAGCCACTTATTCAAGAGATGTTCAAAAGATTATAGCGATCGAAGAATTGGCAGAACTGCAACATGCTTTGTGTAAAAGTTTTAGAGAAAACAATCCCCTTCAAGTGGAAGAAGAAATCGGGGATGTTATAATCATGATAGAACAATTGAAAATAATTTACAATGAAGCAAGCATAAATAATTTTATTAAGAAAAAAATGGAAAGACTTGAGAAGATGTTAGACGGGAGTAGCAGGCCATGACGGAAATTTCTCATTATGCTGACTCATATAAAATAAAAAAATTACTCTGGGAAAGCTCAGACTGGAAACCACAGATAGAAGAATTTATTAAACAGCAACCTCATTTAGGTAGGAAAAGGTATTATGTTTGTCCTAAAAATCTCATAGACCCTGACGAAATAAAAAACGGATTCGGTCTTTATTATTTCACAGGGGAAAAGTTTTATTTAAAGAAGAAGTCAAAAAGTTTTAAATGCGATATATATTCTGAATTGAAATTACTTTCTCATGCTTTTCGCAAATATGCTCATGAGGGAGAAAAGAATATTTTAATAAATCGATACGATCAGGAGGGTATATCATGAAAATAATTAAACCAAGCTATGAGATATTAACATCGATAGACAGGATAGAGGTTTTGAAACTAATAGAAAGAATAGGCAGGACTTGTTATAAATCTGAAGGTAAAATCACAGAAATTAGCTATGGCCCTTTCGTGGAAAAACTCGTCAAGAGTGGTCATGAAGCAATGATAGAGTTCTTTGATATTGCGGTTAAGTTTATTCACAACAGGGGATTCTCTCATGAGATGGTCAGACATAGACATTGCTCTTTCGCTCAAGAGAGTACCAGGTATTGTGATTATTCAGGAGAGATTACAGTAGTTAAACCATATTGGAGAGAACATCACAATCATTTGAGAGATGAACTGAGTCAAAAACTACTTTATAATATATGGAAAAAATCAATGGAGGCGTCAGAAGACAGTTATAAAAAATTAAAGACAGACGGTGATTATGGAATGTCTCCCCAAGCATGTCGTGGAGTCCTGCCGATTGATGTCAAAACTGAAATAGTGGTCAAAGCAAATCTCAGGGAGTGGCGACATATTTTCAAATTAAGATGTTCAAGTGGAGCACATCCTGACATGAGAAGGGTAATGATTCCATTGAGAGATGAACTGACTCAAAAACTACCAGAGATATTTCGGGGGTGTTAAAAATTTGTGAAAAATTCATAAAAGATTCTTTATGATACAAGAATACATGGAAACATTGGGAGGAGATCATGAAAAAATATACTGCAATTATAGTGATGTTGTTAATTTTTCTCTCTCCAATTTCTACTGGGAGCGAACAGAGCGAGAACTATTATGAAGTCCAGGTGTCCAGGGGGAGATGGCAGTTTTATAAAGGAGTTAGATATTGCTATTTCATAAAGAACGACGACCTAACGGAGATGGAATTCGGGGGAGTCGGGCGGTATGATTACAAAGTTAAAATAAAAAAAATTGAGAGAGCAAGATGAAATATACATGGATAGATTCTTTAATGGCGATAACACTGATAATGTTTATGACTCTACTTTTTACATGTTAAGGAGAAACAAATGGAAATTTTTGTTGGATTTTGTTGTATAGCTGTTTTGGTTTTATTTGCAATCAGGTCTATTTATAGGCGTGTTAGTGGTTTATATATTTTCGACAGAGTTGTTGTCGGAACATTTATATTCTTGTTTTTTCTCGGAGTTTTATTATCAATTATAAACTCTGCCCTTTATTGTCTCAAATGTATTTTTAAAGCGATTGGAGGAATATTATGAAGGAATATAGCAAGAGAAAGGTTAGATGAGTAAAGCAAAAGAAGAATTTTACAAATTCAAAAAAGAATGGAACAAACTTTTAGAAAGTAATTATTCAGTTTCTGCAGCTGATTATTACATTGAAGAACTTAAAAATCAGAATGAAGAGATGAAAAATATGCTTATAGATATTATTAAAACAAATTATAAAACTGCACATATAGGAATTGAAGAAGTAGAAATGTTAGTTGAAAAAATAACAGGTAAATCTATTGAAGAGGCGTTAAAATGAGTAAAGCAAACCGAACCGCCGGAGGATTATTAAGATGGGAATAGAAAAGTTAACTTTAATTTTTTGTGATATTTGCAGCCAAACATATGCAGATGGCGATTGCAAAACAGATAATGCGACTATAATTAGACGACAATATAAAGCAGATGGTTGGATAAATCGTGGAACAAAAGATTATTGTCCTGCATGCGCTGAAGAGGTATTAAAAGATGAGTAGCAAGCCAACCAAAATTCATTGGAGATGTACAAAGTGCAATATAGAAATCACAATGGAAACCGACTGTGATTTCAAGA